CGAAGTATTATCAAAAGGCTTATTGAGCGAAAAAATCAAATTAACTACAAAGTATTGGTTACATGATCTTAATAAGAAAGTAGCTGCTGAAAAAGAATCAGTAGAAAAACTTAAAGAAGAGTTAATCAAGAAATACGGTAAAGAAGACAATGGCGCTATTAGTATTCCGCTTTACATTAACGAAGTTATTGATGAAGAAACTAAAGAAATCAAATCACGTGAAGTGAATCCAGATTTTGTTAAGTTTCAAAATGATTTTAATGCTTTGTTAAATGAAGAGTGTGATTTAGAATATCGTTCTTTTAGCCTTGAAGAATTTGAAGGTGTTGAAACTGAAGGTGTTTATAACATATTTTTTAAGTTAATTAAAATTGAAGAATAATCATGGGTATTGTCGCTAAAAAATTAACAGCGGATGAATTACAAACTGTTAAAGATCTTAGACAAGAATATACTAATTTAGCTCAAGCTGTAGGTGATTTAGAATTACAAAAATCGTCTTTATTAGAAATGCAAAAAGAATTAATTAGTAAGGAAAAACAAATTGCTAAACAGTTGCAAGAAAAGTATGGTCAAGGATCTATTGATCTTGATACAGGAGAAGTAAAACCGTAATATGTATTGTTAGGTGTTAGGAGTTAATATAGAAGAAAGCCTCGACAGTGATGTCGGGGCTTCTTCGTTTTATAACACACTCTATATATTTATCATTAGACAAAATCTATTCAAAACATGGCGCAAGAAACATTAATCTCTCCAGGTGTTCTAACACGTGAGAATGACTTATCTCAAATAACACAGAATCCAGTTACTGTTGGTTTAGCCTTAGTAGGTCCAACTGTTACTGGCCCCGTTAACGTACCAACTGTAGTTACTTCTTATAGTGACTTCAAAAACAAATTTGGTGGCTTGTTCACTAGTGGTGGTGCTAATTATGAGTTCCTAACATCAATAACTGCTAGAAACTATTTCGGACAAGGTGGTACTACAGCTCTAATCACTAGAGTTACTAGTGACACTTATACTTCAGCTACATCTAGTGCTATTCCAAATACAATCCCATCATCTACAGCTGCTAAAGCTGGTGCTTCTGTTGATTTAACAGGAGCTACTATTTTTAACTTAGTGACCGCTCGTGTAGATTTAGGAACTACTAATGTAAATCTTATTGGTACAACTTTTGATAACTACCAAGTTGATAGTAACGGAAATAAAACCGTTTACTTTAACATGTATGGTAACTACAATGTTGACACATTTGGATATTCAGCTTCAAAAGCTATTAACGATACTGTTGGTTTAAGTTCATTAACTTCTAGTTATGATAATAGTTCTAACATTTTAGTTGTTAGTGCTTCTTCAGCTGGAACATTTGCTAATAGTTGGAGATTATATGCTGGTCAATATTATTTCTATGATAATGCTTTCTTCCCACTTACTGATACTTTCACTGGTGGTTCAGATGGTAGTGGTCAATCAACCTTTGTATTAGAAACTTTATCTACTGGTTTTATAATGAATAACTCAGGTTCTATTTTATCTGATGGTTCATTAGCTAGTGGTTCTAATATGAATGTGAGATGGGAAATCCAAAATGCTGACACTTCAAGCGGTACATTCACATTATTAGTTCGTCAAGGTGATGATAATGATAATAGTAAGACTGTTTTAGAAACATATTCTAATGTTTCATTGGATCCAAATCAACCTAACTATTTAGAGGCTATTATAGGTAACCAAAGAAAATTAGCTATTAAAGATGCTGATGGTCAATACTATATTCAAACTATAGGTGATTATGTTAATAATAGTCGCTATGTTCGTGTAAGCCAAGTTAACTATACAACTCCAAATTATTTTGATAATGCTGGAAACGCTAAAAATGAGTATACACAATCAATTCCAGTAAATGGTAGTGGTTCTCAAGGTGGTGCTTTTGGTGGCGCTTTTGGAAATGATTTAGCTACTATTGGAAATACATTATTCCAAAACATTGGTTCAACAACTCAAGGTTTACTTCAAGGTAGCTATGTTACAGCTTCTGCTTTATTAAATAATAAAGATGAATTTGATTTCGCCTTATTAGCAACTCCAGGTTTGATCCAATCATTACACTCTTCAGCTGTAGGTAATTTTATCAGTTTAGCTGAAAACAGAGGTGATTGTTTCTATATTACTGATTTATCACCATACAATGTTACACTTAAAACTGTGACTAATCAAGCAGCTGGTTTAGATACTAACTACGCAGGTGCTTATTGGCCTTGGGTTCAAGTAATATCTCAAGAAACTGGTAAACGCGTATGGGTTCCAGCTTCAACAATTATGCCAGGTGTATATGCTTTCAATGATAATGTGAGTGCTGAATGGTTTGCTCCAGCTGGTTTAACAAGAGGTGGATTAGGTAGTGTATTACAAGCTGAAAGAAAATTATCTCCAACAGATCGTGATAATTTATATGCTGGTAAAGTTAATCCAATCTCTACTTTCCCTAATATTGGTGTAGCTGCATTTGGTCAGAAAACATTACAGAAAAAAGCTAGTGCTTTAGATCGTATCAATGTTCGTAGATTATTAATTGCGCTTAAGAGATACATTGGTGATGTAGCTGAAAACTTAGTATTTGAACAAAATACAGCTACTACAAGAAATGCTTTTATAAACACAGTTACTCCATATCTTGAATCAGTACAACAAAGACAAGGTTTATTCGCTTTCAGAGTTGTAATGGATGATACAAATAATACTCCAGATGTAATTGATCGTAATCAATTAGTAGGACAAATTTACTTACAACCAACTCGTACAGCTGAATTTATCCTCTTAGATTTCAACATCTTACCAACTGGTGTAGAATTCGGTTCATAAACTTAATCTATTAATATTTATATAAAATAACAATACAATGGCAGTATTAGACCCTACCGAAATAATGTTTACAGCGTTTGAACCTAAAGTTCAAAATCGTTTCTTAATGAGAATAGGTGGTATTCCAACTTACTTAGTTAGAAAAGTTGCATCTCCATCATTTAACGCTGGTGAAATCATATTAGACCATATCAACGTTTACCGTAAAGTAAAAGGTAAAGTTAGATGGAATGATATGTCAATGGAACTTTACGATCCAGTAACTCCAAGTGGTGCTCAAGCTGTAATGGAATGGGCTCGTTTAGCACATGAATCAGTAACAGGCCGTGATGGTTACTCAGACTTCTATAAGAAAAATATTACATTAGAAGTTTTAGGTCCAGTAGGTGATGTTGTTGGTGAATGGTTAGTGATGGGAGCTTATGTTAAAGAAGCTAACTTTGGTGAATATGATTGGGCTAACGAAGCTTATGTTAGCATCAGCATGACAATCGCTATGGATTATTGCATATTGAACTACTAATCTAAACACAGTGCAAATATTAAGAGCCGTCCTTTTGGACGGCTCCTTTATTTTTTGTATATTTATATATATAAAATTAATAAAACGTTATGGAAGAAAAATTAAAGTTCCCAACAGAGCAGATTGAATTACCATCTAAGGGTTTACCTTACCCAGCTGAATCACTATTATCTAAAGGTGTACTTGAAATGAAGTATATGTCAGCTAAAGAAGAAGACATTTTAACTAATGTTAACTTTTTAAAAAATGGAACAGTTATTGACAAATTATTACAATCAATGATTGTTACTTCTATCAATTATGATGATCTATTAATCTGTGATAAAAATGCTTTATTAGTAGCCGCTCGTATTTTAGGTTATGGTAAAGATTATGAATTTGAATATGATGGACAAAAAATAAATTTTGATTTATCATCAGTTGATCCATTACCACTTAATGAAAATATAAAACCAGGTAGAAATGAATTTGATTTTCATTTACCTAAAGCTAATGTTACTGTAACATTTAAGTTATTAACACATGGTGATGAGAAAAAGATTGATAGAGAAATTCAAGGTTTAAAAAAGATAAATCCACAAGGTTCATTTGATCAAACAACTCGATTAAAACATACTATTATAGCTATTAATGGCGATAGAGATACAACAAATATTCGTGAGTTTGTAGATAATATGTTAATATCTGACTTAAGAGAACTACGTAAATATATTATCAAAGTAACCCCAGAACTTAGTCTTAAGTTTGATTATACTAAAGATAATGGTGACGTAGTGGAGGGCGTCAATTTGCCTATTGGCATTAGCTTTCTTTGGCCTGACTCCAGCCTATAAGACAGTGTATATGTCTGAGGTTCATGATTTAGTTTATCATGGACGTGGTGGGTTTCCTTATGATACTGTTTATAATATGCCTATATCTTATAGGCGTTATCATATACGAAAAATACAGGATTATCTAGATAAAAAAGCTGAGGCTGAAGAACAAGCAGTAAAAAAATCATCAACCTCATCAAGCAAGCCACTAGCCCGTCCAAATGTTCCACAAGCTGATTTTACATCAAAAATAAAAGCGCCCAAGAAGTAGGGCGCTTTAATATTTATACCCGATATTAAATTTAATAGATGGCCACACCTGAAGAAGTACAACGAGCGGAACGACTGTTAGCTATTGAAAGATCATTAGCTGACGCGGCTAGAGATCAACGTGATCTTCTTAGAGAGATTGGTGATGAGTTAGGTAATCAAGAAAGATCACTTACAACTGCTAAAAAACAATACTCATCATTGCGAGATATCTCTAATGAGATTTTACGTAATGAAGAAAGTGAAACTAAATTAACTAAAGAAAATTTAGATAAATTAAAATCTAAAGCTAGAACTAATTTAGATAATTTAAAAACAGCTGCTTCTACATTAGCCACACAAAAAGGTATTGTTGATCTAGTTAGAGAGGATCTCTCAGTTAGAAGAGATTTAACTGATGAAGAAATAGCGTTATTAAGAGCAGCTCAACAAAATTTTCTTTTAGAAGAAGAAACAGTATCTTTAATTGAGGCTAGAATTAAGAAAACTGAAAATTTAAATAAGGCTACTGGTGCCACAGGTGATTTTTTAAGAATATCTGAGACTTTACTAGAAAAAATAGGCGCTAAAAATTTACAAAAACCATTTGAAGCTGCTAGAAAAGCAGCTGAAGCTAAAGCTAAAGCTTTAGGTGTATCTGAAAATAAAACAGCTAGTATAGCTGATAAATTTAAAATACTAGGAGCATCAATAGGTGGATTTGCTGGTAGTTTAACAAAAGCATTTTCTGATCCTTTAGTTATTGTAACTAGTATAGTTGGTATTTTTGGAATGATGGTGAAAGCTGCTCTTGAAGTAGATAAGCACATGACTAGTATGGCTAAGAATTTAGGCATATCTAAAGATGGCGCCCATATACTCCAGAAAAACTTTATGATAGCTGGCTATAATGCTGGTCAATATAATAAAAACTTAAATGGTGCTTTATTTACAATACATTCTCAAATTGAAGCCACTAATAGTTTAAATGAAGGTTTAGGTACAGCAGGTTTATTTACTGAAAAACAATTAGCAGACCATGTTGTTTTAACTAAACAAATGGGGTTAGAAGCAGAAACAGCTACTAAATTAGAGCAATTAGCTGGTTTACAAGGAAAATCAGCTGAAAAAGTAACAAATGAAATAGGTGATCAGGTAGTTAAATTTAGACAAGAAACAGGTATTGCTCTTAACTTCAAAAAGATAATGACTGAAGTTACTAAAGTTAGTGGTACTTTATCAGCTAATTTAGGTAATGATCCTAAACGTATAGCTGCTGCTGTTATACAAGCTCAAAAATTAGGTATTAGTCTAGAGCAATCTAAAAAAATATCTAGTTCACTTCTAGATTTTGAATCATCAATTACAAATGAGTTAGAAGCTGAATTATTGACTGGTAAAAGTCTTAATTATGAAAAAGCTAGATCTTTAGCTTTACAAGGTAAAACAACTGAAGCTGCCTCTGAATTATTAGGTCAATTAGGTGGTCTAGATGAATTCCAAAAACTAAATGTTATTCAACAAGATGCTATAGCTAAATCAATTGGTATGTCTGCTGATGAATTAGCTGATTCTTATAAACAACAAGAATTATTAAAAGGAACAGCGTTTGCTACAAAAGCAGCTTTTGAAGAACAAGCTAGATTAGCTGCCAAACAAGGTAAACTAGATGAGTTTATGGCTAGTGTTAAACAAGCCTCTAATGGTGAAGAGTTAGCTGCTCAAGCTGCTCAAATTGGTGCTCAAGAAAAATTCCAAGCTGCTGTTGAAAAATTAAAAGAAACATTCACTGAAATAGCTGGTGGTCCTATGCTTCATATGATTGAAAAATTTGCTAATTTTATCAGTAATGCTGAGAATTTAAAAGGTATATTTTCAGCTATTGAAAAGATAATTAGTGCTATTGTTATATTAGTTGGAGGGAAATTAGTATTAGGATTAACTAAAGCTGTGGTACAATTAGGCATAGCCGCTGTTGAAGCAGGTATTATGGGTGCAGGTGCAGCCACTGCAGCTTCAGCTGTTACTTTTGGTTTAGGTGCTATAGCTATTATAGCCGCTGTATCATCAATTATGGGTACTTTTGATAGTATTACAAGCGATATGGAAGCCAAAAAAGTAGGAGACGCTGCTATTAGCCCATCAGGTGGTTTATTAATATCAGGTCCTAAAGGATCATTTATTACTGATCCCGCCGATCAAGTAGTAGCTGCACCAAATGCCGCTAGTATGATTGGAGGTGGTGGTGGAATAACTAAAGCTGATTTAGACGCTATAGCTAATCGTCCAATATCTGTAAATGTTCAAGCTAACACTGATACTTTATTACGTCTTAACACAGTACAATCACAATATGGTGCGCCGAATTCATTCGCTTAATATATTTATACCAAACAATATTTAAATTTAAATATCATGTCTCAATTACTTAATTTATTACAGGCTGGTCCAACACCAAGGAACTTAAGTTTACAAGGCCGACCAGGTCCTGTCTTTGAAGCATTATCTCAAAGAACTATATCTAAAATTCAAGCTAAAGTTACTGGAACTGCTTTAGATGATTCTGAAGATTTATTAACAGGAAGAACAATTGCTATGAGAGGATTAACTGGTCCATATGTGACACCAGAATCTGATCCTCCAGTTTCTAATCCTAATGCTAGAGTAGGTAAACCATACTTTAGAGTATTAAATGCTGCTGGATCGTTTATTAACCCGTATCCAAATACTAACACTTATCTTGGAGGTTAATGCCTTTTATAACATTCAATAATGATCCTAAAAGCAAACTAGCAGACTACTACAATAGTGTAACTAATGGTAGATTTGCTAGTACGGCTAATTATCCCAATGTAGTTAGTTCTCCAAAACCAGAGATCCCTAGTAATATAGAACAATTTAGTCTATCAGATGATGGATTCATAAGAGGAGGAGCTCAAAACGCAATTTTAGCTACTACCAAAGATTTTCTTCGTATTACTAAATTCTTTACTAATCCAGATGGAGGACAGGCTACTGGTAATACAGGATATGAGAAATTTGTAGAAAATGCTAAAGGTGCTTTATTTTTTGCTCGTCAAATTGGTTTACAAAGATCTAACCCTAAATTAGAAATAAATAAAGGAAATGTACTAAGTGGTTTAGCTGGTATTTTAGGAGGTCCAACTCGAACATTTACAGGAATTGGTTCATTAGCCTCTGTTGGTGGATTTGCTTTTGGATTACATTTTGATAGAATTGGTGTTTTTGGCATTGTTCCTGCTAATCAAAAATATGGTGGTGACGCTAATAGTCCAACTGCTGGTGCTGCTTACTCAAATAACTTTAAAGATAAGCAATCTAATCTTAAAATTACAGAAAAATCAAATAACAGACTTTTAGAATACACTGCTAAAATTTTTAATAGTAATAATAATGAGGTTGTTTTAGATAATTATTTAGGTGGTCCTAATTCATTATATGGTATTATTGGTAGAACAAGAACTATATCTTACTATCAAACAACTTTTGTAAAAAACGCTGACCTTAGCGATCCAAAGTTTAATGGTTTCACTCCTTTAACTAATAAAGCAATAGCTGAATTTGAAACTAAAAATATTAATTCAAATTCTTTACAAACAGTTTTAGCTGCTTCTCCATTTTATTCTAGTAATATTGCTAAAAACAATATAGAGAATAGAATAGGAGTTTCAACTCCATTAAATGTTGATTCTATCAACATGATTAAAATCACTAATAGTCAAGTTTTTTATGACACTAATAAAGGTAAAAGAACAAGTGATGTAGCTACTGCTAACTTAGCTCCACTTGATGGTAAACAAGTTAGTGGTGATTTTGGTAAAGACTTAATCAAATTTAGACTTGAGTTTTTAAATAATGATGTAACTGGTTATAAAGGAAGTGATAATAGAATAGCTGTAAATACAGATGTTTTAACATTTAGAGCTTACATTGATGATTTTAATGATGGTATGTCTGCTAAATGGAATTCATATCGTTATATGGGTCGTGGTGAAGAATTTTATGTATATGATGGATTTACAAGAGATATAAATGTATCTTTTACAATGTTTGCTCACACTAGAGCAGAACTAGACCCATTATATGAAAAACTTAACTACCTATTATCAACATTCACTCCAGATTATAGTGAGAAATTAAAAATGAGAGGTAATATAGGTTATTTAACTGTTGGAGATTATTTATATAGACAACCTGGTGTATTCACAGATATTAAAATTGGTAGTCTTTTTGAAGGTCCTTGGAATGTAGGTTTAAATACTTTAAGTGAAGAAGAAAATGAAAATTTTAATAATGAATTACCAATGATGGCTAAAATTCAGTTATCATTTAAACCAATTCATACATTCTTACCAAGAAAAGGACGCGCTGGATTCATTGGTAGAGACTTTAGATCATATCCTAAAAAATCTCAACCACCACCACAACAACAAAATCAACAGCAACAACAGCAACAACAGCAACAACAGCAACAACAGCAACAACAGCAACAACAGCAAAATCAAAATGGGGCATCTGCTGGTTCAACATTAACTA